TATTTATTAAAAGTCCTCTTTTATGTCCCACATCCAACTGTCCGGAGCCATTCTCCTATATCGTTCAATAGCCTCTAAATCCACCTCTTCGGCTCTACCATCATCTAAAAATCCAAATGGAGATAGGTCCTGTTCCATATCTTCTTCAGTTTTTTCCCTCAATGACATCAAAGTATTGATATTGGTATAATCCTTAAAATACTGTTGTTCGGAAAGCCATGCAAAAAGGACTAGACATATAACCAAGTCATCGTGTTTTCCTGGTTCAGCCTCATAGGAGGTACCTTTTTTAGAAAAAGTAGACAATTCATGAATTGTGTCAAAATCATTGACTACAAATTGATTTCCTTCAATCAATAACTTTAATATAGAACAACCGACAGATTTAACAATTTTAGTGGTTCTAATGCCCTTATCTATTGTTTTAGCACTGGCTCCAAAACCAGAAGTAATACGTTTTCCTTGTCTACCAGCATTTTCAGTAAAAAGAACATTTTCATAGGCTAGATCATAGTGTAGAGCATATGAAACCTGTTCTCCAATATCATTTATTTCTACAAGAACTGAAGCGTTATTATAACCTTTGGCAGTTCTATGTATAATTTCAGCATAATCGACAGGTGTAATAGCATTATTACGATAAACACAAACCTGTTGATAAGGCATTTTAGTAACATCTATAAGTTGAAATGCAGAATAATCTAACCCCTTACCTCTAGAAACGTCACATATTATTACATAGACATGATCTTTTTCGGGAGATTTATATTGTATCAGTCCTTCTTTTTGAACAATAGGAGGTTGATGAACAAGTTCTTTTAATTTCCAGCCAGCAATAAGAGTTCCTGATGAACCCAAAAACTCACAACAATGTTCCTGATTAAACTTTTCAAGATCAAAGTTCATACCAGCAAGGGTTTGCTGTTTCCAATTATCATCTCTTCCAGGAACATTAGACCAATGAACTTGAATAGGATTATATTGATTTCGTTTTTCTACAGCGTTTATCCAAATACTATAAAAATGGTTTAACCCATTCGGCGTAGAAACCAGAACAATTTTGGTTTCATTACCAGATGAAATTGTTGGATAAACTGATGTGAAGAAATCATCCCAATTATCAATAAATGCTGCTTCGTCGATGAACAGAAGGTTAATTGTAAAACCACGAATAGCAGAGGCTGATGTAGCGGATGCTATAACACGCGAATGATTTTCAAGTTCAAAAGAACCTTTATTCCATTCTTTAACGCCTTGCTGTAACCAAATAGGCAAATGTTGAAATGCCAATTGAATACGGCTAAGAATTTCTCTGGCTGTTTCGCCTTTGTTAGCAAGCAATGCTACAGTTTTTTCAGAATTGAAAATAATATACCAAAGAATAAATCCGCAGGTGGTGGTAGATTTACCAGCCTGACGGGCTGTTGTAATAATATTAAAACGATTATCTTTGAAAGATAAAATCATTTCTTTTTGATAATCATATAATTTAAAATTAACAAGACCATCATTTACGTTGATGATCTTCATGTAATTTTCAATAAAATATACTGGGTCTTCAGAGCATTTTACATATTCAGCAACAAGTTCTGGAGTCCACTCAATTGATTGATTGGCTCTTTTAAGAAGAACGTTTCCCTTATAACCTTTTTCGTTTACTATTTTATGTTCTATCATTTTTTTATTTTTTCGTCGAACAATCTTTTTTTAACTGCATACCATCCCCAATGACCAAACATTCCATTCGGTTTTGGATTAGTTTTTTTATATTCTTCTTTCATATACTCATCAAGTTGTTTGTTATAAAGTTCAATTCCTTCAATAACAGCATCTAATGTTGTATCGTCTTCATCGCTCATTTTTTAGATTCGCTATTACTTTTTGAAGTTCAGCAGTTGAACCTACAAATAAATTGTTATTAATAGTTTGAGCCTGGTCATTTGTTGGATTATCAGCCATTTTAATTTCTCTGATTTTTTGCTGTAATTCTAACAAATCTTTATTGGCTTGAACGCCTGTTTCAATCAATTTTGCCAATACTTCAAATGCTCTAGGATGCTGCGAAGAATCTGCTATTTGAGCCAGTTTATCAATAGCATCTTGAGCATTCATAATCATTGTATGAATATTCGCTCTGGCAGTTTCAAAATCACCTAGAGCAGAATCATCATGGGCTTTTGCCACAATATTTTTTACAGCGCCATCAGTTTTTTGTAACGGATTAATACCTAATGCATTACTCAACGGATCATTATTTGCATTATCTGTCATTATCCCTCTAAATCTTCAGCATTCAAAATGGTTGTTATAAATCCATAATCATCATTTGCATTAATTTCAGTATATGGTATTGTTCCAGTATTTGCTGGTGCACCATAATAATTTATGGGCTGACCATTAGCAGTTAATCCAGGTTGTACAGTGACTTTCTCAGCAACTCCAGTGTTACCCACGGCAGAAGCAAGCTGCCCATCAGGAACGCTTGGGATATAGAATGGAAGATTAATAAATTTAATAATTGCTGATCGCTTGACTGGACCATAGAAATACCCTTTCAATAATAAATCTAATTCCCAAATAATCGCTCTTCTATTTTTAAAATCACCATCATAATTATCACTATAATTTATATTATTCAAAATAATAGGTATATCCATATTTATACCCATTTCTGGGATCAATTGTATAGTTGTAGTCCAATCAGGTGTAAAAAATGGCAGAACCTGTTCAATGATTTTTGTTCCATCCTCAGCATTTTTAGCATAAATGAATACTTTAAATTGAATATTATATGGAACAGGATTATATTGATATTTGAATTTGTCTTTATCGTTTGACGCTGTGTCATTAATAACAACTGAACGATTGATGGTTGGTAGTTTTCGTGTACCATCATAAGTCATTTTACCCATCTCAAAAGAGATCATAGGTAATGGAAGTGTTGCAGTTTGTCTATCAATATTAGGATCTTGTATGGTCCTTGCAAGCATTTTATCTTTAGGACCATAAGTTATAGGTACTTTAATTAATTGAGTTTGATTGCCGTTTTTATCAGTGCGTGTAATATGAATATCATTGAACAGAGTTCCAACGAGAATCACATATTTACGAATTGTACTGAAATACCAAGTTTGACCAAACATTTATATATTGCCTTCTGAGAAAGGATCCTTCTTACTAAAATCAACAAATAAATCAGACTCACGCTGAATCTCATCCCCATCATCTCCAGGTATCAGATCTCCAGTTGTGGTGCTTTCTAATACAAGAACATTGTTGTTTTCATCTTTTAACATATTATTTTGCTCATCAGTAAGTGCCCAATCAAGTGAATTGGTATCAAATTTTTTCTGAAGAATATCAATTTCTGGTATGCCTGTATTGAAACGTTCATTAGAATATTCAAACAATTCACAAGTAAGTTCCCAAGTCTGTAACTTACCTAATTGATAAAACATCTCAAATTTTTGAACGAACTTAATCTGGAAGCATTTTTTATTAAGAGGGAAATAAATTAAATCGCCCTCAAATGGTCTGGGCTGAGTGGTAATTGTTTCTATTTCATCAGCAAAACGAGTTTGAGAAACTGAAAACACAATTTGGTCACGAATTTCTACGCCAAACTTAGACATAAATGAACCATCGCCTTGGAAAGCATCATATGATTTGATGTAAATTTCAATAGGAAGGGCCAGTTCATAACTAGATTGATCGTCTGCTCCATAAACATTATCATAATTATTCAACTTACGAGGGATATAATACATATCCTCGCCATAAATCTGAATAGACTCAGCAACTAGGTTGTCAAGTAATTGTTGTTCTTGAGAACTTAGGTAATTGTTAAAGAAAAAATTTGTTGCCATTTTATCCTATCATATCCAGAGCAGGCAGACTGTAAGTGTAAATCATTTCTTTTTCTAGTTCTGCTCTTTCTTGTGTGGCATCATTTAATATTTTCTCACCATTAAACATAATACCACCAGCCAATTTCATGCCGCTGAATTTCGTTAAGTTGCGACCCCACTGTTGTTTAATTAAACAAGTCGCATATCGTTGAAGCCAGCGTTCGCCCCATGCTCTTGTATAAACTTCAGGATCAACAACTTGATAAACTTCAACAATAACATAATCACCTGGGTTTACTATGCTCCAATACATATCAACATAAAGTCGATTGGCGTTTCTATTATATCGTAAGGGCTGTTTACCAACAAGCATCTGTTCAAGAAACTGAACATGTTGCATGGCCATATAATAAGGAACCATTGAAACTGATGTTAATGTATAAAGATCGTTCAATGCAATTTGATAGCGAATGTTAAATAAATTATTTGTGTTTAATGATTGACCAATTTCGAAAATGTTAACAGCGCCAATAACGTTCTCTGGCATTGGAATATAACCGCCGTTCAAAGCAGTAATTTTAGCACCAGAACCATTTGATGTGTTTACTGTAACAGTTGGTTCATTCTTATACCCTTTGCCTCGATCAACAATATTAAAATCTGTTATAGTACCATTTGCATTAGTTATAACTGAAATATCAGCATTACTTTCATGAAAACCAGTCAATGTTAATGTTTCACCATTGGCATAACCTGTACCACCATTGGTTATGATTAATTCTGAAATTCTTCCAGGAAAATACTGATCTGTAACCTGCCATTTGTAATAAATTTTTTCAGCGCCATCAAAATGATAATCATAATAATATTTGAGGGCTTCGTCGATACGATCTTCAACTTGATCGGGGTCAACGTTTATTTCAATAACAGGTTTACCTAAAGTGCGAAGGCAATATTCACTAAATTCTTTTCTTGTTGTTGGAACAGCCATTTTTATTCCTTAGTCTGCTTTGCCACGGGCTGGTGGATCATCTGAAGATTCTTCGGCTTTAATTGTGGCCAGTTTCTCTTGCCCGCGCGACCATGCTGCAACACCAAGAATACCAGCAAATGC